CTTCAACGTCGATACCTTGTTGTGCTTGAGCGTCTTGAGCAGACTCAAAAGTCCAACGTGCTGATAACTTACGTGATTTCGCTTCAACAGTTTGTTTCAAGATTTGGATTGACATTCTGTTGCCTGCTGCACCTTCAAGAGCTGCTGTAGAAGCTGCCTTGTCGTCTGCTGCACCAGAATAACCTTCAGCAATCTTGAATGGTGACAACGCTTCGTCACCTGCTGCTGTATCAGTACCTGAAGTACTGTTAAATGTGTCCGCATAACGGACTCTTAATGTGTGGATTTGACCCACTGGACCTGTCATTGGTTGTACACCAACTAACTCGTTTGCGATAGTTGTTGGCATTACACGTCTAATAACTGGTAAAATAACTCTGTTAAGAGTTGCTACGTTACCGGCAGAAGTGGCACCTGCTGTAGCACTTTCAGACAAATACTTGCGAGTATTCTCAAGTGTTACACCCATTACTGACTTACGATTGCCTTCAAGGCCTTCGAGCAGTGCTTCTTTAGTATCCTGCCAGCGTGATTCTAGTAGTTCTGACATAATTATATCTCCTTATTTGATTCCCGCTAAACGACGAATGTCATAGACATTTTCGTCCTTTGCACTACTAATACTAGTATGTTCTTTGTTGCCTGTAATTTCTTTGCCTTCAGTCAGTGCCTTCTTCTTCTCTGGAGTTTTACCGTCAATAACTGCCGATAGATACTTATTGAAAGATTCTTCCAATCTCTCCGTCTTTACCGACTCCAGTAAGTCTGTCATGATTTCCTTTTGCTCACCGCTTAGTGGGCTTAGGAGCTCGTTTAATTTATCTTTACGTACCATTGAATGGTTAGTCTTAGCAATTTCTATGTCCTTGCTTTCAACTAATGCTTCCTTTTCAGCGATCGCTGCTTTTGCTTCTGCTAGTTGTGCTTCTTTCTCAGCAACAACTTTCATTAGTTTAGCAGTTTCACTTTTCTCATTCAGATAACTGTTTGAGTATTCAGAAGCAAACGATTCGAAAATCTTACGACCAAAATCGTTTCTACGTGCTGTTTCAATGTCTTCTTTCAATTGAGTAATTTCACTAGATAGTGTCTTATCAACTGTTTCAGAAACTAGAGCGGCACTCTTCTTAACGAATGTATCTTTAACTTTCGCAAATTGAGTTTTTGCTTCTCTAATTAAACGCACTTTTGTTTCTGCCAAGTCTTTCTTGTCAGTGTGGAACTCTGCAATTTCTTTTGCTAGTGCTTCTACAACAAATTCCTCAAGTCTATTAAACTTGTTAGCCATTAACTTTTGGTCTTCGTGTAGTTCTGAAATTTCAGTAGTTAGTTGCTCAGCAACAAAGTTCTGTAATAGTTCAGCGTTTTTACGCTGTGCTACCGCATATTTTGCTTTTGCTTCAGCAAGTTGCTTACGGTCTTCAGCAAACTCTTTAATTTCTTTTTCGAGTCTACTTTCAACTAATTTGTCAATTGCTTCAACCATTACACCTTTGTCATGTTCGTACTTTTGAGCAAATTCTTCACGCAGTTCTGAAACCGCTGTTTTCTTTGCTTCGTCAACACGAGTGTTCCAAGCCTCTTCAATTTCAGTACGCACTTCTTCAGAAATCACGTTGTTCTCAAATAGTGTTTTTAATGCTTCCAACATATGATTCTCCTTATTGATTATCGGAGCCCGCTGATGATATTCAACAGCGATTCTTTTAAGTACTTCTGTGCCTTAGGATCTTCCCTAACTTCTTGAGCTGTTACGTATGCCTTATACCCACCCGTGGTATTCATTAGATGCTCGTAAATTGGTGTTGGGTAAGCACCTGGAGCACTGGGCTGAGCGACTACATCAACTGTTATGATTTCAAAGTCGCTAACTTCGCCGTTACCGTCTTCACTGACGTTACCGGAACCTCTTGAACTTACACCAAGTTTAACTCCGCTCTCTAGCATAGTTTTTACTAGAGAGCCCATTGGTGTAGGAATTATTTTAAGTTTGCCGTAGCCGTTTGCGCCATCCATCCACATTTCTGTGATCATATGACTCACGCGGTCTAGGTTAATTCGTAGATGGTCTGGATGATCTACTTCGCCGAGAACACTGTATCCTCCTGCTATCTGATCGTTGAGAGTTTTGACAGCCCTGCCAATTTCGTTTACTGGATAAACACGCTGATTAGCATTACGTACACCGCCTTGGATGAAAATGCCTTTCATGTGAAGATCTTTACCTTCATTAGCAGACTCTACGACCATACCTGCCTGGTCAAATGTCAAGTTCTCTCGGAGTAAATTTCCCATCTTAATCTACCTAATTATTCAGCTGACTTTTTTACTGATTGCTTTTTTAAACTCTTAGAAGCCTTACCACCTGGAACGTTTACGTTACCAGCATCGTCCTGCTTAGGAGCTGCAGCTTTACCACCTTTTTCTTCAGCAGATCCGCCTGCGATATTTGATGCTGTGCCACCCATATCGTTCTTACCTGCTACTGGTGATTTCGCTTTGTTATCTTCGCCTTTAGGCTCAGCAACCTTTTCTACGTATTCACGTACTTGTTCAGCGTCATCTTCTTCTTCTGCCTCAAGTTCCAAAGCCTCTTCAGCTTCTTCTTCATCATCGCCCTCTTCGTCGTCCATGTCCATGTCCATGTCGTCACCTTCTTCGTCGCCCATCATTTTTTCAAATTCGGCTTTAAGGTCGTCTAGAGCGTCTTCTAGGTCAACTACACGATCTTCAAGATCTTCATCATCTTCATCGTCCATGTCGCCCATTTCATCATCGCCGTCCATTGCTTCAACGTCGTCGATCATGTCATCTGCTGGATCGCCGCCCATGTCTA